GAAGGCGGCTGCGTGCTCGGCGCGGCCACGGGTGGCGCGCCGCCGTCAGCGCCGGACGCCTCGTGCTCCGCGGTGTCGGGCCCGGTGGACTCCGCCTCGGCGTTCGGGGGCTGCGCCTCGTCGAGCGACGGCGCGGGCGCGGCGGTCTTGCGTGCGCGCGGCGGCATCATGCCTCCCTGCTGCACTCGCCGCCGCAGCGCGAGCACGTGGTGAAGTAGGAACCCCATCCGCAGTCGGCGCACCGGTAGCCGACGGGGCGGCTCGTGTGCCCGGACAGGGACGCGGGGAACGCCCCCTCGGAGCGCAGCGCCTTGACGTGCATCGGGTCCTGCACGTCCATGATGCGGCCGTCGTACCGTGTGACGTGCCCGGTCTGTGCGCCGCGCACTTCCATGCCGGCGACGGCCCTGTCGGGTGCGACTAGGCGCACGAGTGCATCTCCTCTCGCGCCGCAGCGCCGGGGCCAACAGACCCCGGCGCTGCGGCCGTTGCCATGAGGCGGCGGTGACGCCCGAGACGCACCCGTTCCAACCGGGCGCGTAACACAACATCGTGCCGAACCAGTAGCTTGACGACTCGTACGCGAACTGCGTGACGGGCCAGTCGATCCCCATGAATTCCTGGACGTTGCACACCGCCCAGACGTTGGACACCTGGCTGTCCGGGATCGGCAGGGTGTCGGAGAGGATCGGGCACACGCCCTGCGGCAGCCAGGGGCTGACCTCCATCTCGACGCGCTTACCCGTCGTCTCGTTCATGATCGCGACGGCGACGGACCCGAGCGTCACCCCGGACACCTGATCCTGGGTGACCTGCATGAAGTAGTTGTTGCCGGTGCCGGCCTTGAGCGTCTCGGACTGCTGCTTGCGGTCGGCGCCGTTGAACAGGATCCGGTCCGGGTCGGCCTTGACCGAGTTGTACAGGGACGCGAACGCGGCCTGGAACTCGCTGCCCGGGCTGGCGGTGCTGAACGTCGAGTTGATCTTGACGTTGTAGCCGGAGGAGGTGCCCATCGTCCACGCCAGGATCCCGTCGTACCCCGCCGCGTACGCCGAGCTGTCCGCCGTGGGCGGGTTCGCGCCCGAGGTCGGGATCGCGCCCTGCAGCACGATGCCGGTGCCGCCCGCGCCGCCCGAGTTCGCGGACTGGTTCGGGAAGCGTCCGTACAGGAAGAACGACGAGTTCGCCGGCTGGCTCGCGCCGGTGCCGATGTACACCTTGTAGCCCAGCGCGGCGGGCACGTCGGTCAGGCGCAGCACCACGTTGTGGCCGCCGGTCGGCGCGATGTTGACGACCGAGGACACGACCGACTCTCCGAACGCGCCCGCGTCCGAGGTGACGTACGCGTAGATGTTCGTGGTGTACCCGGTCAGCGCGACCTGCCCGGTACCGACCGTGTTGTCCACCAGGGACACCCCGGTCGGCGCAGCGATCGCGCCCGCGTACCCCGAGGCGGTGCCGCGGCCCATCAGCAGCATCCGCTCCTCCATCAGCATGCTGGAGTACAGCAGGCTGGTGCGCGAGAGCTGCCTGATGTCCTGGTAGCCCTGGCCGGCGTACTGCGCGGACCAGGTGACCTCGTCGCTCATGCTGAACTGCTCGAACGGCAGCACGACGTCGTAACCGGCGTACGCGATCTTCGGGCCGCGGGCGTAGTACAGCGAGTTGCTCGCCCCGGACGGCGCGAAGTTGTTCTGGGTGGTGTCCTGGATACCGGGGTGGATGTTGCCGACGCCGCCGGTGCCGGAACCAGTGATCCCGGAGATCACCTTGAACCGGTGGCTGGTGCCGAAGCCCTTGATCCGCGGCATCCGGTTGCGCACCGGCGTGGGCCGCGGCGCGAGGTACTTCGCCGGGGCCTCGAGGTCGAACGCCACCAGGCCGGTGCCGACCGGGCTGGTCAGGTTGATGTCCTTGACCAGGTCCGGCTGCTGGCTCCTGAGCGCGTCCAGCGCCGCGGACACGGAGGCGATGGCCTCCGGCGACATGGACTTGACGATCTCGGGGGCGCCGAGCGCCTTGGTCAGGTGCTCGTAGGCGTTGGCCGGGCGCGTGCTGAAGTCGACGGGGGTGCCGGCGCGGAACGAGGTGACGATCTCCTCGCGGGTCAGTTCCCGCTCGGGCACGTCGTTGATGGACTTGACCAGGTCGTCGAAGCGCTCGGACACCTCGGCCTTGGACAGGCGGGGCGCTTCGGGCGAGTCGCCGAACAGCAGGTCTAGGTTCGCGGGCAGAGCCATGGGCCCTGCTCCTTCCATGCGAAAGGCCCCGCGCGCCGGCGGAGCCTGGTGGTCGGTGGGGTGCTGCGGGTGGGTCAGGCGGCGGCACGTGCGCGCAGCGCCTTGGCGCGGTCGCGGTAGCCCTGGGCGAGGTCCCGGTTCGCCGAGTACAGCTCGGCCTTGGCCAGGAGTTCGTCGGCCTCGGCGTGGAGCCGGTCGGCGTCGGACTTGGTGGCTGCGCCCTGCTGGGCGGCGGTGCGGGTGATCGCGGGGCCGCCCGGTTGCGGCAGGTCCTTGACGGCCTCGAATGCGCTGGCCTTCGCGAGGTCCACCGTGAGCGCCTTCAGGCGCTCCTCTTCGGCGGCCCTGGCCTCTGCCACGGCGCTCTTGACGAGGTCTTCGAGTTCTGCCTTGGTCACGGTCTGCGGCTCGGGGGCCGCAGGGGTCTGCGGGGTGTCGCCTGCGGCGAGGGCCGCGGCGACGGCCGCCTTGACGAGGTCGGCCGCCTCGGTCTTGGTGAGCAGCGGCTCGCCGTTCGACTCGGGTGCGGTGTCGGCCTTCGCGGCGGTCTTGGCCGCAGTCCTCTTCTTCGGCGCGGGCTTGTCGCCCTCGGCGCCGGAGTCCGAGCCGCCCTCATCCTCGTCGCCCTCGTCGGAGGTGTCGCCGCCCCCGTCGCCGTCGTCGGCGTCCTTCTTCTTGAACGGCGGCGCGAGGTTCGGATTCTTCTTCCCGTCGGCCTTGAGCAGGTCCGCGCCGTCGGCCGGGGCGTCGGCGAGCATCATCACGCCGTCGGCACCGGACTGCTCGCCGCGCTCGTTCGCCTGGAACCACTTCAGTGCCCGCACGGCGTCGAGCAGCAGCGCGATGTCGCAGGCCTCGTTCAGGTTGCCCAGGGCGAGCGACTCGGCCTCGGACACGATCAGCTTCGCGATCGCGGCGATCGCGTCCTGGGCGCCCTGGATGTCGTCGGACTCGTCCTCGCCGCCGCCCCCGTCCGCCGCGTCGCCGTCGTCCGCCTTGGCGAGGTCCGGCACCAGGGCGCGCACACCGCGCAGCACCGCCTCGGCCTTCGCGATCATCTCCGGGTCGGCCTCGGTCTTCGCCGCGTCCTTGAGCGAGCCGTCGGCGTTCCAGTTCTCAGGCACCATGGACTCCAATCCGAGGGCCTTTGCCCTGGTGATGATGTGCTTTCTCACGTCGTCGTGATCCGCGTCGCCGCGCCCCACGGCCTTGATGGCGCGCCGTAGGTCGGCCTTCGTCTTGATCACATAGGAGGGGTCGCCGTTGGCGTTCTGCATCGCCTGGCCGGCCGCGAGCGCCTGCCGCTTCTGTTCGGCCGTGTAGGCCTTGTCGAGCGGCTCGTCGGATTGCGCCCCATACGCGGCGGCCGCCCCGCGCACCACGCCTACCAGCGACTCGTCACTCGCGACAGACCCGGATACGGTCACGCTGACCACCACCGGCAGGGGCGGCGCGTCGGCCTTGACGGTCTCGGGATCCTGCTCGGCGACGGCTTGAACGTCGGCGCCAGCCGCGGCGAGGTCGGCGAGCGCCCGCTTGACCGGGGAGGCGAGCCGGTCGAACAGTTCGACCGGAAGCCCGTATGTCGGCGACGCGGTGCGCACCAGGACCGGGTCCTCGATCAGTTGCAGGTTTCCCGACCCGTCGGACTTGGCGAGCGGCACGGTCCAGTGCTCGGAAATGGTCGCGCTGCCCAGGCACGGCGCGTCGACCAGCGAGGTCTCGAAGATGCGACCCGAAACGACGACGCCGTTCGGGGCGTCGGCCTTGGTGCGGTCCAGGCCCCAGCCGCGGATGCCGATGGAGAAGCCGTTGAGGACGCCCTCCTCGACCTTCTCGGCGGCCTCCCGGTCGACGACCTTCGCGGCGATGTACCAGCCGTCGTCCTTCTCCTCGAGTTCCAG